CACTACGCAATAACAGGTTTAAGTTCTGGAAAAAACTACCTTAGTAGGGGGTCGAGAGGTCAATATTTTCGCCTATGATGGCGAAGAAGTATCGCTATTGACTTTACACTCTAACCGAATAATTGTCCTAATAATTGTTGTATTGGCGAACCTTCACCGATTCCACCAATAGGCAAGAAAGGAATTTGAGCAGCCGCTTGTGCTGCTTGATATGCGGGTGATTCTTTGTAAGCAGTATATTGATTCTGCCAATCATTGATTAAAGCTTGAGTTTCTGTTACTGCCAATGCATCCATATTGTATTGAAATCCGAGATAAGTCGCTAATGCAGTTAATACAATTGACATTGCTGATACATCAGAAAGAAGTGCAACAGTAGGAGTTGCAATTCTATTTACTTGGTAAGCTACTAAAGCACCTTCAATTAATTCTCGTTCTGAACGTCCGAATACGATTTCATGTCTAATGACTTGGTCTGGTTTTGGTTTAGGCATTTTAATCACCTAAGTAATTTTAATTAATGTATACATTCTTGCTTCGCCCGTTGCTGCTGTTATTGTTGGCGCACTAGAAGGTAATGAGTTAGTTGTGCTACCAGATAAAGCAATATCAGAGGTAGTAGTTCCACTTGTTGGTATCATTTTTGAGCAAGTATCATTTGCATGACCCCAACCAACAAAAACGGTTCTTGTAGTGTCTAAAACTTGACCAAACCAATATTGTTTATTCGCTTCAACGGTTACTGATCCTGTAATACTTGTAATTGTTTTATATCCAGATGATGAAACATCAGCAGAACCAGCGGCAATTTGTGCGCTAGGATAACCACCTGCGTCTGAATAAATACCTACTAACATATTTGCTCCGGATTGACCTGTGCCTACTCTAAACTTAATTTCAGATATGTCTCCATCTGCGGGCGCAATAAAAGCCCAATATCTCGGATTGTTTACCCAAAAGTTTTGAGCGGCACCATCGAATGATGATGTAACATAAGGTAATTGATTTGAAATTACATAAGTATCATAACTTGAAACAGAAGAACCCAATCCGGCTGGAACTAATACAACACCTAATCCAGAGCCACCACCACCACCACCAGCGGCCGTGTTCTGGACTGTGCCATCGGGAAACTGAATGCCCCCCGTAGCACTTGAAACATCAAAAATGAAATCATCAGAACCGCCGATAACTTTCAATTTTTGTGATTCATCACATTGAATCGTTACGGCTTTTGTATCATTAGACAAATTAATCTTAGGAGTTCCCGTACCATTGCCTTGAACATTTAATTGAGTATCAGTGTTAGTAGTTTGATTTTTAATTCTAATAGCTCCAGTAGTTTTTGTTTCCAAAGTAATGTCTTTGGCATCAACATTTGATTTAACATTTAATTCCCCAGATATTTCTGTTAATGTTGCGTTCTCAGAATTAACTGTGTCTCTAAATTTTACTTGGTTAGTATCAGAAAGAGTATTCTTCATTACATTGACAATTGTATCAGAATAAGTTCCACCATATTCTGAACCAGAATTAAGGAATATTTGTCCTGTGCCGTCTGAACGTAATGTTACTGAACCATTAGTAGTATTAACACTAACATACGATCCCCCAATGTCAATTCCACCTACCTTAATTACTGAAGATGCACCTCCACCTTTGGTAACTACGGCAATACCTGCATCTTTTGTTATTGTATCAGCACTAGCTGCACCAAAGGAAATTAAATCTTCAGTAGTTGAACCGCCTATTGTACCTGCTGAACCACTCAAGAAGCCGTCCCAATCACCACGAACTGCCATCCTAGCAAGTTGAACTAATACTAAACGACGCATTTCGTCTTCATTCTCAGGCTCAATGAATAGTTTTTCAGCCACTCCTTGAAATTGAGCATAGGATAAGTTCTCTAAATCGGTTTCCTTGAGGAGTTCGTAAATTCTTTTTGAGTAATCTGGTGCGTCTGGTAGTGGCATATCTATATCTCCTAAGTCAAAAATCCGTCCCAATCACCTTTACAAGCAGTAATTGCGAATTTAATTAATACTAATCTTCTTAGTTCATCCTCATTCATGAGCATTACATCTATCGGTTTGCCAATATTATCAATGCTAGGATTTTCACCAGATGCGATTTCTTCAAGCCTTTTTCCTTTGATAATGGGGTAAATTCTATTGCTACGTTTTTCAGCATTAGGGAGAGGCATATCATATCACTTTAATTGGTTTGAACGTGTTTTAACAATTCTTTGAACTGCTTCAAAGTCTTTTAGAGACATATAACCTGCACCTAACAACTTAAACGCTTTAGATTCCATTTCTGCTAATCTTCGGCGACCTTGTGCTTTTGTCATCTTCATTAGATCACCTTAAGCCGAAGTTATGTATTGCGCCGTAAAGTTTAGTTGGACAGGAATTGAACAAGGCTTCATGTAAGGTTGAACTTCTATTGGGTCAGTCGCTGGAACTGCTCCAGATAAGTTACCGTTAGACATTGTTACTTGTGCGCCACCTGCCACGCTTGTAATCAATGCTTGGTCTACTGAAGTAAATTGTGCTTGAGTTACAACTTGTCCTTGCAGAGTTTCCCCAATTGTGTTACCTGTTTGTAAGTCAACAAGTTGGAAAGTTCCCGCACCTGCAGCTACAGAAGCCCCAATAAAAATTCTAGGGACTCCTTGGTTAGTTTGTACCGCAAGAGACGCATTACGGCCAGCCGCTACCATAGTGAAGACACGGAGTTGGTCTCCAGCCATCAGAGTTACAGAGCGAGCAAAAGCAGGAGTGCCACATGCAACTCCCTTAACTGCGAATGGCACTAGAGAAAGAATCAATCCCTTTCTTAGAATGTATGCGTATGATATGTTTTCTCCCGCTGTAACAATGCCACTAACTATTGTTTGACCCGTTGCGAAGTCTCCGATGTTTTGGGCTGTTACTGTGTAAGCTACATCTGTAGTCAGACTTGCTTCGGTTCCGTCTGTAATAGTTGCGTTTAATGGTATTTTGAAACCGCTTGAGCAGTTTAGGACTCCTGTTACGTTTTGTGTTGTCATCTTAAATCACCTCAAAGTTTGAAACCTGCTCCTAAAGGTTTGAAAATATTGCGATTTACGTTACTAATAGGTCTGCGAAGTAATCTCTTACCCAACTTGAAACCAATCCCTACTCCAATTGATTGAACAGCCATCTGTTGATAGTTGTTCATGAAGTTACTCTGAACAATTCCAAATGCTTGGTCTGGTGCTGAGACAATATCTCCTAAAGAAATCGCGCCGCCACCGACAACAGATAATTGTTGTTCAGGACGCATACCCATTCCGACGCTGGTCATTTGATAACCAAGGTCAGTTGCACCTGTTACGAATCCAACGGGAGTAGTTCCCATTAATCCTGATGTCAATATATTAGCATAAGCGTAACTTTCTGCTACATTCAATAATGAAACCGATCGCGGGCTTCTTCGTCTTGTGGACTTTTTTCTACGTGCCATATCAACTTCTGGTTGTGTAGTTGTTTATTATTCTTCTTTTACAAATAGGCCTTTTTCATCCCTTTCTATTATTTTTGGTGGAATAATAACTTGTTTTTGTTGTGCCATGTTTCCTATTAGCTGCGCGAATGCCATTTGAATAGGATTAATTGGCTCTGAACCGCCTAGACTTGGTATCTTTTCTACTACTGATTTTATTGCTAACGCTAATTTTTCATCTAATTCTATTAATCCTTCATCAATTTGCTGTCCTAAATCTAAAAGAAGTTTGGCTAAGACTCCAAAACCTAAGATTATGACTCCTATAATATAGAGGCTCTCTATCATATCCCCATCGACTCCGCATCGGTTCTTAAAACTCCCCGAACCCCACCCCTAATCTTATTAGTTAATCATGAGTCCGAAAGGAATACCTTTCAGGCGATATGCAATCGCCAAATGCTATTAGCAGCACGAAAAAAAACGAGTTTTTTTTCTTTGCTCGCTTCGCCGAGCATATTATATAGCCCATACGGACAGGAATCGATAATATGGAACGACCTTACGAGAAATGCTGTATCTGCAAGAAAAGAAAATGCTACCAAGATGAGAAGATGCAAATCTGGGGAATATGTGAGCATTGTAAAGACATAATTAGTCAGGAGTGGTTCTAACATGGTTAAAGTCGAGAACACTATGTCTTACACCTTTGATGAGCCTTCTTTTGTTGAATTATGTGATTGTCATGATAATCATGTTGAACTCTTACACGATACAGTTGAACACGTAAAAAGAGAATATTATTGGATTGTTAAAGAATTTATCTGCATGAATTGTGAAATGTCTTGGATTAAGAGAACTTATTGTGTAGGTAAGGGCGATAATTGGGAAATAACTCAACAACCAACAGGTGAAGAAGAATGAATTTAAGATGTTGTAAATGTAAGCTAGTATTTCTTGTTAATCATTTTGATGATGTTAGAATTATACAGGCTATGTCTTGCCCAGAAGGAGCAGGTCACAAATTAAGTGAGGTTGTATGATGACTAAAATTCTGCATTCATTCACTTTGCATAAACAGGCTTCTGAATTAATTAAGAAGCGATCTAAAAAGAACGAGATGAGCGATAATGTCTCAACTGCCATTATATGGTTCTATACTGAGCCTAAATGGGCAAGGGAATTTGGAGAGGACGGTTTTACAGGGAAACTGATTCCGTCGTCACACGGTGTCGTTGTCGCACCATATGAAAGAAAAAGAATGCTAGAAGTGATCGGTCAACTAAATGGAATCATCGATGAATTGAGGGCTGAGAGGGCAACACTACGCAATAACAGGTTTAAGTTCTGGAAAAAACTACCTTAGTAGGGGGTCGAGAGGTCAATATTTTCGCCTATGATGG